AATCTCCCTCTTTTGGAATTCTATCTCTACCATCCGCAATATCTTCTGCTGTAGAAAAACCAAGTTCTTGATATCTTCGTACTGCTACTGTTAATGTAATTTCATCATGAATTTCTAAACCAAATCTAGAAATAACATCAGTTTCACCTGAGAATCCATCTACGTCTTTAATGTAAATTTCAATCATACGGGCATCATTAAATTCCGAATATGTATCATCGCCCATTAGTGTATCTTCATTAACTAATGTGCGTGGAATATAATACATATCCTGCCCATACATTTTAATGGATTCTATAAATAAATCTTCGATTAATCCTTGATCTGCAGTAGATTTAAAATTATTGAAGTATGGATTCGTTGCCATGTATTATCCTATTAGATGATCTACTGGTAATTCGTATCGTAATTGCATTTCTTCTCCAATACGTTCAAGCTCTGCTGTTGCATCATCATACATTTGTCTTCCATTCATAGTTACGCCTCCTGGAAGTTGTAACCCCTCGAATTTAATTAGATTCTGCCCCCATTGCTTCTTCATTAATGCCGTATTATATTGTTTAAGAAACATATCGCTCCAGATATCCGTATATGTATCAGGATCAATAATTTTATCACACTCAACTATTATCCAATCATCAATATCTACATCTCCACCCCAATTAATATCAAGATGTAAACGATCCATGTGTCTTTGAAATCTAAACATTGGATTTCCTGTAAACATTTCATTAATTAACATTAAATGTTCTTGAGAAATTTCAAAATTTACTAAACCTGTTCCTAATTGATGCATTTCGTTTAATGCAAATTGGTACTTAGAAGAAAACATAGAATTAGATCTAGAATTATCATAGAAAGGTACAATTCTTCGAACTCCAATAATTGCTTCAGCAATTGCTATATATTTGTTATCGAAATCCCCTATTGCTACTGGTGGTCCGCTGTTTGTAGTTGTTGCTGTTGCTGAACTAGTATCGCCTGTAATAGTTTCATTGGACCCAAAGACAGTAGAAGTATTTGCATAATACGTATTACCATCTCCACCAGATTTAACTTCAGGATTTTTGAATCTTAAAGTAGTATTAGCACTATGATATTCATGAACTGTTGCTTGAACACCACTTGTTCCTCCAGTAATTTTCTCTCCATCAGTAAATGTTCCTGTAGGTGCACCTGCTAACTTAAGAGTTGATGCTGATATTTGATGTTTTAAATACGTATTTTCTGTTCCATCGAAATGATATTCTTGAAAAAATTGAAGTGAATCATCAATACAATCTTCTACTTGATCATCATCCAAATTTAATTCTACTACTGGCCATCCTAGCTTTCGTTTACAATAATCTTTAAAAGTTGCTCTAGTACTTGGTTGTGTCATTTCGTTGCCTCCGCAGATATCGTTATAATTCCTTCTGCTACTCTTTCTACTGTGACATTATTTCCATGTGTATATTGAACATCATAAACATATTTACCAGGACTGACTGCTGCAGTTTGAGTTGCAGTCAACGAAAGTGTTACGTTTGATCCAGCAACTGCTGTTGTTATTGTGGTTATATTATTCGATGAATAGTAAGATTGTCTCATCTTTGAGGTACAAGTGCCAGTAGATATGGTAACATTTCCACTAGTAGAATTTTGAGCGGTGATTACTTTTTCAAATGTGCAACCTTGATCTATTACAAGATTGACAGTCTGTTTTTGGAGGGTTAATGCCACAATTTTCTCCTTAATAGTGAATAAGTATAGTTATCTATACTATTTATATCATAAGAAAATTTGTGATCTCAATTTATTAGGAGGCGCGCCGCTGGAACGACACTCCAGGCCCCCTAATTATTTCGTAACTCTATAATTTCCTATAATCAAAACATCTATATTTGTTCCCATAAAGGTCTTTATTGCATTTTCAGGAGATTCTACTATAGGTTCACCATCTACATTAAATGAGGTATTTAGTAATATAGGAACACCAGTTTTCTTATTCCATTCGGTCAATAACTGAAAAATTGGTTTATTTAATTCTTCAGTTACAGTTTGTATTCTCGCAGAACCATCATTATGTGTCACCGCCGGTACTTTACCTTTCTTTTCTGGAAGTAACCAAGCATTAAATAACATATATGGTGATGAAGTTTTGGGGATATCATACCAATCATGTATATATTCCTCTAACATAATGGGTGCGTAAGGCCTCCATCCTTCTCTATGTTTTACTCTTTCATTAATATAATCTTTGTTATCGGGAAGAGTTGGATTTGCGAGTATAGATCTATTTCCCAATGCTCTTGGGCCAAATTCACTTTTTCCTTGAAACCATGCGATTATTTTATTTTCTTCTAAATCATCAACTGTAAGATGACATATTTCTGTAAAATCTTTATAATGTGTATATTTCATTGCAAACTTGTATAAGGTTCACCCGTTATTTGTCTTGGTGTTATTACAGGGGATGCCTGTGGATTTTCTTTTAGTTCTGGAATAAAATCCCAAAATATAGCTTGAGTAAGTCTTTTTACATTTGTTACTTCTTTAACATCATATAATGCAGAATGAAACATTCCCCCCATATAAGAAACCATTGAATTATATTTTCCTTCAAATTTATGTAATAATTGCCATTCATCATTATTTGCTAAAATACATTCATCATATATCGGATTTGTGGGATTCATTGACAATACTTCTTTCTTTAAACAAAAGTTTTGTGCTTCAATAGGTATACTTCCCTTCATTTCCATATCAGCTATCCAATCTTCATGAATAGCACTTTGAGGAAATCCCACCAAATCAGATTTTATATGTCTGTATAATCCTGTACCGGTTGTTTCTAATTCATCATCTCTATTTAAATAAATTATAGAAGAAATTACACTAGGATCACTATGAGGAACATAAGATTGTTTTCTATCTTCTTCTGAAACACTACATTCTTCATCATTATGAATAACATTTAAACAAAATTGATTATTATTAGTAGCATCACTCCACGTTATCATATCAAACATTTCTAATTTGTGTACTAATAACATTGATACTGTATTTAAGAAATCTTTATTTGCTATAAAATTATCAATAGTTATTCTATGTCCATAATATTTGTCATAATTACAGTTTGAATGTGGTATAGGTAATGAATCAGCAAATTCTCGTATTCTATCCGGATATTTATATACATCTTCCATAACAACAACAGGATAACATCCATCGCGAAATCCACCACCATGAGGATCATTTCCTCCTATTTTTTCTACATAAACAGTCATATCGGGGTTCAATGTAAACATTTCTTCATTGTCTATAAATTTCATGGAGACTCCTTATAATTATCTAAACAAGTTTTTATATATTGGTCGCTATATTCTCCACCTAAACATCCTTGATTTAATGGTAATATTAAATCATCTTCTAGAGATGCCGCTGCTTGTATAGCTGCACCAAAACTTAGTCCGTCATCATTAGGAGCAGTATTTACATGAACATCTTTGTATATACCCTCTTCAATTATTTTAGAGTTTGCTAATATGTTTAACGAACACCCACCACCAAGACACAGTTTGTCTTTTTTATGTTCTGGGGGTATACTATCTAATACAATAAGTAAATATTTTTCAAAATTATATTGTAACCAATCTGCAAGATCTTCTGGTTTATAATTTTCACTATTTTTTATTATATGTAATTTAGTTTCTTTATCTGTAGTAATAATAGGAAACCCTTCTTCCATTTCCATTTTAAAAATATCTGGCGCATCTAAATTTTTATGATTCCCATAGGCCGATAATCCCATAATTTTTCCTGGGTAAGTTTCTCTTAATTTTGGATTATCATATATGTCATCTTCAATAATACTATTATAATTTGTTATATCTTTCACATCAGAATATGAATGAAGATTTAATACAGATTTCATAATGTTTGTGTAATTTATAGTAGTACTGTCTATATCTTCTTCAGAAGGAATAACGCCATTTACTTTCATTTCATATATCATTATAG